AGCTACATCGTCTGCAAGATTAATGCCCAGTCTTTTATTAACTTTTTCTAATAAACCTGGATCATCTTCTATTTCCCCTATAATCTTATCAAATGGATTTTTGGGTAATATATTTTTTAATACTCCAGTGGCAGAAGGTATATTACCTAAAATTTTTTCAAAAATATTTTGTTCTGCAATTGCTTTTGCAGTTGCTGCATCATCTGAATCATCGTCCTCTATAACACTTTCTGCAATTTTAATATCTTTAAGACTAAATGGACCATAAGTTTTACTTCCAGCATCACGAAAAGTACCTTTAGGAGATCCAAACTTACTTGTGTTAGCAATTCCTGTTCTTTGCAGTTGTTGCTTTCTTCTTTGTTCCTCTAAAATTCTTTCTTTTCGTTCCTTTTCTTCTTTTGCTTTTCTATTTTTTTCTGCTAATTCAAATCTATTAATTTTTGGTGCAGATCCTTTTTCTGGTCGGCCTGGAGGTGCTTTTGGTTTAGTAGATGTAGGTTTAGCAAAAGGTCCTTGACCTCCACGTCTTGATGATGGAGTATTATCTCTTTGATTTCCTTGTCTATCTGTTCCTGGTGATATATCTCCTCTACCTGCCCTAGCATCTCTTTCAGCACCTGTAAAAAATCCACGTCTTCCATCAGAGTGTACTACTCCACCCTTAATTAACATCTGTCTTGCTTGTTGTGCTTTTGTTATTGCCATCGTACTATTATATTATAATTTTGAATCTCCTCCAAGTGGTAATGCTTCTACTGTTACTTTGACATCTCTTCTAATATCGTCAGCTATAGTATCTGTGTTTGGATCTTGCACATCTTGCATTGCCTCTGCGTCTGAGTTATACTCTTTGCCTGTTTTCATATTAGTTAATGTTACTTCACTCTGTGGTGTGATAATCTTGACTGGTTTACCATCTATTATTTCGTATCTAAATGATGCTTCTTGTTCTATAAAAGACATATTAATCCCTATTTATCTCCAGTATTGATGCAATAACGTGTAATTCGTTTGCATCTGCTGCTTGTGCCTTTAATACCTCATTTTCTTCTAAAATTAAAGGGTGAGTTAACAGTTCTGTTGTTGCTTTTGAGGCTATTGCTTTATCTTTGAATAGATTAAATATTGCAGCGGCAGCATTTGTTATAGTGAAAGTTATCGTGGTCCCTGATCCGGCGTCCTCGGATACTAGAATACTTTTAATTATAGCTCTAGAATCAGACGGTGCTGTATATATTATAGTATTATCAGTGGTAGTTAGATCTACTTTTGCATTTTTATATATATTAGCCATTTACAAACCAAGAAAATCTTTCTTGCTCCTGTTTTAATTCATCTAAAAATGTAGAGTTTAACTGATCTTTTAAAAGAGTTAAAGCTCTGTTTATTTGTTTTTGGTTAGATACATCGTATTGTTCTTTTGGTTCTGGTATTCTTACGTTTATCTTAGCCATTATCTTCTACCATCTGGTTGTATATCTAATCTTAAAGTTCCAAATCTCCACTCTTCACCGTTAGAATCATTCTCTATTTTAACATTAACAAATCGTCCTCTTGCTCTCGTATCTTTTTTATCGGTGCTTGAGTCAATTGTAAAAGGACTTAGTGTTGTTGTGCTATCAGACTGTTGTGGATATCTTTTGACAGCTAAACTAACTTTAGCATTTCCTGCTAGTGTTTTAAAATCAGGTATAAATCTTCTCATTGCAAGAAATATTTCACCCGCTAACTTAAGACCTACTTGTCTACCTTGTGCATTTCTTTGTCTTTGTTCCAAATCTATATCATAAGATTTTATAAAAGAAGAAACTGTAGTTGTACTACCATCTTCATTGACTTGATCAGTTCCAACCTCGTGTTCAAAATATTTAGTGCCCCCTAATCCATCTTGACCTACTACATCTGGAAAAGTTCCAAAGTCCGTGCTGTCATATTTAGTTGCATATGGTCTAGGATAGATAGTTGCATCCATCCAACTTGTTCTTGCTTCTGTTCCTGTATACCAACACTTTTCACCATAATTTAAAACGACATACTTATCATTAAAGTCAGAACTATTTGATGGATAGTACCAAGTAACTTCAGTAAATAAATTATTTAAACCTGCAGCAACTTGTTGTCCTTTTGTCGTGTTAAAATTATTAAATACAAAATCTTCTACAGTGCATGGTAATGATTTGACTGTACCATCAAACATAAAGAAACCATTATTACTTAACCAAAAAGCGGTACCATCTATCTCTACGACTGCATTCTTACCTATCAATCCACAGTTTGTACCCACTTGTTCAAATCCAAATGTAAACGGTGCACCTACAAACTTCATGGTATACAAAGCATTATCTGTCCATATCAAGATAACTTCTTTTGCTTTTATAGCGCCAATAATTTTTGTGCCATCCTGTAATCTAAAATCGCCTGCTGTGTTAATAGCTGTTGCTGCATAATCATTTATATCTTCTTGATCAGAGAATCTTATAAACATATCATCTTGTGTTGTTGTATCTCCAATAGTTGTTTCTGTACCTAAATGAATTAAGTGACGTGTTGTTGGTGATATCAACGTTACTCTTGATGCAGTTGGATTACTACCAGTTGCAAAGCCAGATGTTGTTATAGATGCTCTTGTAGTTAATGGTGTTGCAGCTCCTGCGTTCCATGTAAATGTTTTACCGTTTGCAATCGTTGCAATTAATACTTGACCAAAGTTATCTAAACTCCATAGCCCAGGTTCTAGAACTACAGACGATGCACTTACAGCACTACCAAATCCAGAAAAGTTTGTAGCATTTGTTACAGTGCTTCCATCACTTTGCGCTTGTCCATTTGATGTTCCGGCAGTTGCTGTTCCCAAAGCACCTCTAGTGATACCAGTTAAATCATTTGAACTTATTCCTGTATATGTAATTAATTCGTTACCGACAGCAATTGTTCCAGCAGTTGGAAAACCAGATGTTGATGCTAAAGTTATTGCTGTACCAGATCCTCCTGTACCAGCAGTGTCAGCAAGTAAAGCTCCGTTTAAAGTTGTTGTAGTAACACCTGATACAGTTCCACCATAGTTACCGATACCAAAACCATAACCATAAGATTGTGCAGCAGGACCTACTTTTTCATATGGTATAACACTACAAGATCCACCTGAACCTGAACTTGATGTTTGTTGTGTTCCTGTTACAATTGCAATCTTTGAAGATGTAACTCTTGTGACTTGAAATAGTTTATCTTCAAATGCAGCGTTGGTTAAACCTACTCCTGTTGGCACAGTTACATTATCTAGTAATATTATATCTCCAGACTCTAAATTATGATCGGATGAAAAAGTTAAACTAACTTCAAAAGTTGCATCTAAACAAGATATAGCAACAGAACCTATTGTAGATTTTATAGGTGTGATGTCATGAAGTTGTCCTTCAAAATACAAAAGTAAAAACTTATCTGTTCCAAGGGCCACGTACCGGTTACCATCTAGATCTACGAAAGAGTGTTGTTTTCTAACTACACCTACAATTCTATCTGACACCAATGAAGACCAACCACCAACTTTTTCAGGCAGGCCATATCTAAATCTTACATTGTCAGAATCAATCCATCTATTCTCTGCTCCTGCAGTTGTAGATTGTTTGTCAATTCCTGGTAGAAATTTGTATTCAATTAGAGCCATGGTCCGTGCTCCTTATGCCGTGTTTGTCTTAAATGCCCAGCCTCTTGTTGCATCTACATACACTAATGTAAAAGCCTGACCATTAGTATTTAATGTTAAGTTTGATGTACCTGTATTGATTGGTTGACTGTTTCTATTTACAATTAAGTTGTTAGAATTAAACGTGCCTCTTGCATCAATAAACGTGACTTCTGATCCAACTGCAGGTGTTGCAGGTAAAGTTACTGTGATAGGGTTAGCTGTTGTATTTGCAAATATTTGATCGCCATCTACCGCTGTGTACGCTGTGATTGTTGAAGAGTTTAAAGTTACATAGCCTTTGTTTCTAATTCCAAGACTTACATTTGTACCATCAGAATAAACTAAAGATGTTGATCCTACTGGTAATACTACACCTGTTCCTGATACTGTCTTAACTGTTATTGTATATAATGCAGATGTACCTCTTGTTGTTGCATCTTCGAATATTATAATTCTTTCTGAACCATCTGGTATGGTTACATTTCTATTTGCACCTAGTGTGCCTGTAAGTTTGATGTATAAATTTTTACCGTTCGATGTTGCACCACTATCTAATGCTAATGCAAGATCACCAGTTCCTAATTGTGAAGATGATAAGTATCCTGAAGATAATTGTTCTAAAATCTGTAAGTTTGTATTTGTAATTGTACCCCAAAGACCAGCTTTTTCACCAGTTGTGATTAGTTCTAGTTTTGAGTTGGTTGAAAAACTTGATGCCATAATTCTCCTAGTAAGGGTCTATTGGTGTCCAAACCATTGATGCTCCTGGGTCAACATCATTCCAAGTAATTATACCTGGATCTTTAATGCTTAACGTCATCGGCACGCCAGTTGGGTTTACATTAGCCGCAGCTGTTACTGTAACACTTCCTGTGCCAATGGTCAATTGGTTTCCTGTAACACTAACATTCGCTGCAGCAGTGACTGTAACTGTTCCTACTCCTAATGTTAATGGGCTTCCTGTAGGGGTAACATTAGCTGCACCACTAATAGTTAGTGATCCAAAGCCAAGTGTTAATGAATTACCAGATGGTTGTACAAAAGCTCCTGCTAGTGCAGATGAACTACCAACTGCAAGAGTCAGTGCATTACCTGTTACGTTAACAGTAACGTTAGGATTAAAAAATGATGTAGCTATTGGTGTAGCAGATATAGAAGTATGACCGAGCATCTATTACGCTCCTGGATCGATAATGTTATTGCCTTCTATCTTGGCCCATTCTTGTATTGCTTGATAATCTGTGTTGTTTTCAACCAATGGTACAAACCAAGTCCTACCATCGCTCTTGGTAATTTTATAATTTTTAAAAACTCCATCAATATAATTTTTTTCTACTTTTTCAATCATTACAACTCCGCATCAAAGAAACATTGTGTTCCTGTTCCATTAGTTAGAACTTGAGAACAACCACCAGCAGTTAAACCAGACGATACATTGAAAAGCAAATTTCCACCTGTATTATTTATACTGTCCAATGCAACTGACGTGCAATCTGTTGAACTTCCAGAATGGTATAATGAAAAAGTATTTGCAGCAGTAGAACTAAAACTAGGTGCAGCTCTCATCTCTGGTTTAAAATATAATATAGGATCACATCTTGTGGTAGACACATTCTCACCTAACGTAAATCTATCATCATTTTCTTTTGGTGCTAAATCTTGAAAATATCTTAAACATCTATGTTTGTTTACATCATGTGGCAAGAACTCAAAGTCGCTTGCAACTTGACCTGTCTCTAATTGAGCTCCAGTCAGATACCATTCATTACTTGTACTATCTGCTAAATTTACTTGACCTACTGCATTATTTGCACTTGTTTCTGAAGCCCATGATGTCGCTAAAGTTCCAGATGTAAAATCAGTTCCAGCAACTAACCACCATCTTATTTCAAAACTCTTTTCATTATTATTATCTAATGCACCAGTAGTATATC